CAGTAGAGTGACCTTTAAAGTTGTCTACGAGGAAACCAGATTTGAATCTATTCAATCCATTTGCGTCAAGAATTTCTAATGACTGTGCTTCTTGTTCTAATAAGTTTAATGCAGTGTAGTATTCAACATTCTCAATACGTTGTTCAAGTTTACCAATGTCACGCATTGTATATCTGCGATTATCTTCTTTGGCAGTTCTTGCATCGTCAATATCTAGCATATAAGCAGGGAATGTAAACTCTGCAATCTTCATTGCATTTTCAATTGTCTTTGGAAGTTCTGGTTCTTCTGCTGGAGTACCAGATGAAATTTTAAATTCACCTTTTTGCGTTAAGAAAAGAACATCAACACGACCAAGGAAAAATTCAAAATCATATGCAATGTTAGAGTTATCTTTTGGTATCAGAACATTATGACCACCTGTTCCAGTGAAGGAACGTGAACCAAAGTTAAAGGACATGGATGTGACCTTCTTGGTTGCGATACCTTGACCACTTGTTGCCGAGGTCATGGTTGCATCAGCTACTCTTGGTCTGAAGTCAATTGAATTTCTTAGGTCAAATTCACCAGAGGGTTCACGAACCTCTGGGTCAACTCTTGTTGCAGTATAGGTTGGGATTTCTTTATAGTCTACTCCACTATAAGAGTCAACAGTAAAGAAGTCACCAGCACCATGTTCAAAGTAATTGTAAACAACTGTCAGTCTACCTGTAGGTGCGACTGCGTTACCTTTTCTTACAATTCTTGCAATGTCATAAAAGTTATCTCTTTGTCCTGTATCAAGAACATATCTTTCTGTAATATTTTTAGAACCTTCTGTCAATACATCAATTGTTGCAAATGCACTTGAAGTTTGACCAGTGACCCTTTCGCCAGATTGAAATTCTCTATTGTTTTGTGTGACATAAGTTAAAACACTTGAGCCAGGAATTACAATTGCCCTTGCACCAGTTGTTGCACCAACAATCACTTCACCTTTAGTAAATACACCAGATAAACCAGTGAAAGTAAATTGAGGAATGGTTGCGTCAGCGCTTGCATCCTCTGAGTCGAATACTGCCCAAAGTTTATATGCGTCTGCGACACCAAGTGAAACATCTTTGTGGTGTGCAGATGTACCATATTCAGCAGCACCAGCAACTCCATCATTATCAACAACACAAACGGAAGCAAGTTGTGCAGTCTTTGGAATTTGGTTTGATGCAGTTCTTGTTACCGTGGTTGTTACCTTACACTTAATGTTTGCAGCAGGAAACGCATTTGTATTTGTAATCGTAAGAGTATTACCAGATGCGTTGAATGTTGTGTTAGATGAGTTCATATTAATGACATCACCAGCTGCAGCACCAGAACCACTGTTTGCAAGAACTGATACTACGAAATCTGTATTTGAGTTTGCTGCAAATGTTTCATTTGTATCAGCAGTAACAATCAACTGTCCACTAGAAGTAGAGTTAACTACAAACTGTCTACGAACTGTAATCGCAGTAACAGATGCATTACCATTACTATCAGTCTTCAGTGTTTTGATATGATTTTTTCTTAACTTTCTAAGAAGAATGTTTTTGTTTTGGTCTTGAAGGTTTACACGTTTTCTAGTTGCAGGCACAGTTGTTGTTGCAACGCCAGGCGCAACGGTAACTGCAAGAGTGTCATCATCAGTAATAGATGCGATAATTCTATCACCCACACCAGCAATGTTAATAACATCACCGGCACGAAGTTCAGAGACAAATCTAGTTCCGAAACCAGATACAGTTGTACCAGAACCAGCAGTTGAAACCGTACCACTTAGTGAGAACGATGTATCAAGAACTGTGTCAGCAGAAAAGTCTTGTCCACTGTCTGGGTCATCCATGAATACTTGTTTAACTTTATCAAATGTATTAATAATAATTGTATTGATTGTCAAGTCTACATTTGAACTATTTTCAAGAATTTCATCAGTTTCAGCAGATGATGTTGAAATAAGTTTTTCACCTGTGTTAAAAGAACCAACAACATTAATTAATTCAATTTCAGTGCTGTTTGCATAATGGATAAATCCACTTGCACCAGATGTTGCACCAGTAACTTTTGCGCCCACCGTAGCACCAGCAGATGGAGTACCAGACATTGTAAGTTTGGTAATCATACGAATGTCAAAGAGGTAAAGATTAAACTGGGCAGTCGTTGCAGATGCACCAGATACTAATGGAGCGCTAGTACCATCTGTACCAGAACGATGTTCAAATGCTCTTGCCCTTGCGACACCAATCTCACTACCAGCAGCCTGTCCTCTTGTTGCAGTTGCGGTATCTCTTAGTGAAATCTTTTTGTATGGGTCAGTAATCTCACCAGAAACGAAAGGTGATAAATCAGGCGAACCGTATACTTTAGTTACCTTTGTAAAGTTACCAACCTCAGCAGGAGTGATTGCACCCTTGAATTCTTCAGTGGTTCTTGGTTTTGCAATGTCAAGAAATGTTGGTGCAGAAGTTTCAATCTCATATCCACGAACATATGCTTTGCCGGGCGAAATCTGAATTGCCATCAAACCTTCATTAGTAGTTGCACCTTGGTCAGTTGTTGTTCCAGATGCATAGACACCTTCATTTAAACCATCATCAAGTGACTCTCGTATATCCACACCAAATGGACGGACAGAATAATCACCAGATTCATCAAATGTTCTTCTTGCAAGAGTTTCACCTAGAACAGAGTATTCTGTATTTCTTGTTTTTTCCTCAACAACACCATTTTTAACACGAAGGATTTCAATAAAGTCTTCATCTTCAGCAGAACCAATTGGAAGTTTTGCAAGGGTAAGTGTAACCTTTAGACGATGAGCACCTTTTGCATTTACGTTAGAAGAACCTTGTGCGTTATCCAAAAGAGATGAATCTACCTCTGGGGTTTGTAAAGTTTCTGAAATTGAAAGACCAATTCGATATGATGGAGTATTAGTATATTTGTCAAGAACAATTCTTTGTGCAGTTACACGAACAAACTGTCCACGAACAAAGTACACACCTTCTTCTACGTTTGCAGCAGAACCAGTTGCAGTTGCAGAGGTTGCCTGCAATGTTGCAGAAGATGAGTTTGCAACTATACCACCAACAACACCATTTGCTTGAATGTTTTCATTATCAGAAAATACTGTTGAGACATTATCTGAACCAGTTGCAGTATATTTCACATAAAGAGTAAGAGGGTCAGTAGTCGTTGCAAGTTCATAACCTACAACGGTTGCTTTCACACCAGATGTCGCACCAGTGATTGTCTTACCCACATAGTCTGCGGCATAACCAGATACAGGGTTTGAATTGAATGTTGACTGAAGTTTGACAGCATAGTATTCGTTAGTAAAACCAGATTGGCCTGGAATTACCATTGCACCTTCTTTAAACATATGCGTACCAAACTTTTCAATTTGGTTTTGCAGTATGGATTGAAGTTGGGTTAGTTCTCTTGCTTGTACGGCAAAGCCTGGACGAAAGAGAACACGATGAAAATCATCTATGGTGTCAAAGTCATCGTAATACGGCGACACATTCAAATCGGTTTTTTGCATATCTTAATATTCCACTACTACTTTGATGTCTTCTGTTTGGTCTGATGCTCTTGAGATTGCCCTTCTATTTTCTACATAGATTACTTCACCACTGTCTCTGTCGAGTTCTGGTGATGCGTAACCACCAGTGAACACAACACCATTAACTGTCGCAGATATTGAAGTGTCTACACTATAACTTGCACTTGAAGATGAACCAGTTACCGCAGCATTCGTAGAAAATGCAGTAAGGTTTCCATCAGTATCAAGTCCGTATGAAGAATATTTTTCTTGAACATAATACAGAATTTTATTAGTTGCATCGAATTCAATCACACGACCTTGAGCACCAGTTGTTGCCTGTGTGATAAGTTCATCTGCTTGATAGTTAGTTCCAATTGAACCACTAACAATTAACGCATTAGTTGTTCTTGCAGTTGCAATAGAAGCTGCAGAACCACCAGCGGTTGGGTTTCTTAAAATACCCACTCTTCTAAAATCGTTTAGTTGTGTTGCGTCTGAATCTGATGGTTCAAACTTTCCTTGTACCATTACATAATGACCACCAAGTTCTGCAACATCATCTGTACCATGACCGCCAGTAGGTTCAATCATTGGAGTGATTGCACCAGCAGTTGCATTGTTCCAAGAAGTTAATGTCGCACCAGAGATTGCAGATGTTGCCGCAGTGTCAGTAAAAATATTTGTACCAGACAAATCTACTGTTGCAAATGAATATCCAACACCAGCATTTTGCATACTTGTATATGATGCACCGTCACCGAACTCTTGAATTGTACCACCAGACACGACCAGTTTAATAATTGCAGTTGTTGTTCCATCGCCACGAACCTTAGTATAGAACGTGCCGTTTGGATATGATGAACCACCACTTGTTACCATAACAACATTGATTGGACGATTAGCAGCAGAGTTTGCAGTAATCGTTACAGGCATAAAGTCTGTAGTTAAAAAGTTCTGAACCTCTGAAGTTGTCAGTGAGTACATATACTTTAAATAATAATTTGCATCGTGCCAGAATGGCCCAGTTTGCTCTGAAGTTGGTTCTGCACCAGAAATATTTGTTGCACCTGTTTGAGTTGGGTCACCATTGTATAATACTTTGTATACACGGTACGCAGATGTCATAAAGTAATACGTTGAGTCATAAACTGAAATCGCACCACTTGATGTTGTTGTTTTTGATGGGTAGTTACCTGTAGTTGTTGTTCCAGAAACATCGTGACGATACATATCAAATGCAGAAGTCGTTGCATAATTCCTACGAGGAATTGCAAAAGTTGTATTAGTAGTACCAATCAATTTTGCGGCAAGCATATCATCCCAATAATATGATTCTGGTGCAACACTATCTACAGGAGCAGGGGGAAGACTATCTGAAGTCGCACCCTCTGATGTCCAAGGTTGTGATTTGCCCACGAACATATAATACTTGTCTGTACCAAAAGACGCCTTAAACGAATTTGCACTAGACTGTCTGAACTTTTCTGTAATAATCGCTGCCATTGTTTTTTCCTATAATCTTATTTATTATGCACCTAGTTCCTTGACTTTTGCATCAAACTCTGTTTTAGTTGGTTTGGTTTTATTTTCATCTTTCCATTCTAAATCAGAATATTCCCAACCCCTTAAAATCCATAATGCGTTTGGAACTAATTCATTTAGTACTTTAATTGCAAGGTCGTGTTTTGTCATGTCTTCTAAAGATTCAATGTTTGCCATGATTATCTCCCTAAGTAAACGATTGACCAATGTGAGTGATTAACACCATAGATATTTGCAGAACCAGATGCATTTGCACAAATCTGTGGTCTAATTACCATATCTTTTTGAAAGAAGTTACATATTGTACAATGCATTGCACCAGCAATACCATTACCAGCTAATAATCTATTAAATCCAATAGACTGATTTCCTCTTGCAAGGTTATTTGAGTTTGTAAAATCTGTATAACTTGCAAGGCCTTCAAACTGTGTGCCAAATGCACCACCACTTGGGCCAACATATGCAAACCCATCATTTGCGAAACTGTTTGGACTTTGAATATTAAAAGTTGCGTCAAAATGAAAAGTTAATTGTGTATTTACTAGATATGAAAATGACATAAAATAAATTCCAGTATAAGGAATTTTATAATAACATTGTCCAGGCGTACTACTTGTTACTGCACCAGTAGTATTCTGTCCGTAAACTCCGTTATAAGGTGGGTGAGTTTGTTGACCAGTTGTCGCAGTATAGTTTGATACACTACTACCAGTAAAGTTGTGAGTATAACTTCCCCATGTACTTCTGAAGTTAACTTGTGGTCTTAGTTGACCACCGACTTTTAGATGAGCACCAGCACCATCAAAACTAGAAGCTGAAATATTTAAGTTACCATTTAAGGTTGATTCACCAGTAACAGTAAGAGTTCCACCAGCTGCAAGGTTTCCAGCAATAGTTGGATTGTTTTCTATTTTTGCACCAGTAATGGCATCATCAGCAATATTCGCAGTTGCAATAGTTCCATCAGCTATCTTTGCACTTGTAACAGCATCATTTGGTAACTTTGCTGTAGTGATAGCATCATCTGCAATGTCGGCAGTGGCAATCGCACCGTCTAATACTGCACTAGATTTGATTGTATCAATTGCCATTGTCTACCCCTTATGCGACTGTAGCGCCATTGTTGGAAAGAACTGCCCATCCACCAGTTGTATTATAAATCAATACTACACTATCACCTACGTCATTGAATGTGATTGTTGTACCACCGGCTAAAGTTGCTGGAGTAAGTGTAGCATCACCACCATCTGTAACCATTGAAATAGTTTTAAGTTGTCCGTTACTTCCGTTTGCAAGTGAGAATGCCTGAGCACCAGTTGTTACAATTGCAGAGTGTAATACGTCAAGTGACAATGCAACAGAAGAACCAGCACCGTTTGCAGTTTCGGTTTCTGCGATAGTTCTTGAACCACTTAACAATACGTCTGGAGCGCTTCTTGCATTTCCAGATGCACTTGCAACTGGTAACATGAAGTATCCACTATCACCAGCAGAGTGTGGTTGTGACATTAAAGTTTGACCATGAGTATTTTGTTCACAGTTAAGTCTAATCGCACCTTGGTTATTTGCACCACCAGTTGAACGAATTGCAACATGACCAGTTCCTTTTGGAAGTAATGCAAGGTCTACATTAGTTTCACCAGATGCACCAATAATTGGAGCAGTTGATGTACCAGCAGAAGCTGCACCACCAGTAGCTGCGTTGGTGATTTCAATTTCGTTTACTGCACTTGCAGTTGTTTGGAAGATGATTTGTTCAGCACCGTTTGCGTCTGCAATAAAACCAGCGTCTGCAATCTTAGGTGCAGTCAATGTTTTATTTGTAAGGGTTTCTGTTCCAGTAACAAGAGATACAGTACCAGTTGCATCAGGCAACGTAATAGTTTTATCAGAACTTGTTGGGTCTGTAACGGTAAGAGTGGTTTCATATGCGTCAGCAGTAGCACCTTCAAATACGAGAGTAAAGTTACCACTTAGTGAACTTGAAACAGTTGCACCATTGATAGTTGGTGAAGTTAAAGTTTTGTTAGTAAGAGTGTCGGTTGTCGCCCTTCCTACAATTGTGTCAGTTCCAGTTGGAAATGTCAGATTAGATAGTGTAGAACCATTACCTAGTTTGCTATATAACTCTACAAAATTGTCATTAATCTTGTCTCCACCAGTTCTGAGGTCATCACCAGTACCGTCATTAGCGGAAGAACCAAGACCAAGTTGTTGATACGCCATTTTAGTTTTCTCCTGTTAGAATCTTTCTATTATTTATAAGGGTGTTTACCCTATATCAAAAGTTTTGTTTGTGTTATCAAATGTAAATCCACTTGCTGAGAACCTTTCTAGAATTGATGTGTTATCAAATTTGTTC